AGGTGATTATCAAATAAGTCAGAAAAAAGCTTCTCAGAGAACATGTCCTCGTTGAAATCGCTAAGTATGGTTGACCATACATTTCCATCCGGACTGTTTTTACCACTAAACCACTTCCCGTAAGCACTGCTAGACAAGGGCAACAAATCCCACGAATCTTCTTTAATTGCAGCTTTTATTAAGTACTCAGGAATTTTCTCCTGTGACCTAACACGGTTAATACACCCATCACTTTTGGATATATAAAAAGCTTGGCAGAAATCGCTGTATCTCAAGTGCCCTAACCTCTCTTTCTCATTTTTTTAAAATCATCCGAATCAATCCGTTTCAATCCGAATGACATCCTATTTACGGGCGGTGAAGCCCCCCTCCCCCAGGCCTATAATTTTAAGTGTAAGGAGGACAAGCATTTACAACCTGTAGACAGGTAGATGAAATCATGCTGGATTCCTCTAAAACCGTCTTAATCCTGCTTATTCACATTTATTATACACCCTGAATACAGAAGGGGAAAGAAAATTTTGGTAGAGATTCCGAGATCGACACCGTACTACGATAAGTAATCATCCGGGTAGCTCCCGTTTGATATAAAGGTCCGCAATGACCTGAAACTACGAGATAAACCATAACGATAATTGAGTCGGCGGCTGAAATAAACCGCTGAAAATAAATCTCAATGTCCGAGATGCGCATCAGGACGGCGGGATGCATAAGAGTTCAGGACACAGCATTAGCGGCTGTGTCTGGAATGAAGATGCACCCACCGTGACTTCGTGCGCCCATTCTTCGGACAAGCGAAGTCTGTGGACATCTTCCCCACAGGCTCTTTTTGCATCCCACCGTCAATGCCCCGGACGGAAAGGACGCAAAAGTATGAAAATCAGTTACAAAGATGCAGATGGCAGCATTATCGAGTTGGAAGTATCCGAGGAGGTCGGAGCCTTCTACTTGGAGTCTGTGAAGGTAGAGAAGAGCAACAACCGACGGAACAGCCGCCCAGACCGCCATACCCAATTAAGCACCTTCACCTATGAGGACGCACGTTTCTTCTCTAATGGTACGGACTTACTTGCTGAACTTATTAGTTCCGAGACGATCAGCCTTGCTATGTCGCAGCTGAATGAACGCCAACAATACCTAATTCGCAAGTGCTTCCTAGAAGGCTGGTCCTATGCAGACCTAGCTGCGCTTGAGGGGAAGGACGAATCTGCCATTCGCCACGCCATTAACCGCGCCAAGAAGAAACTTAGAAACTTCCTGAAGTAAGACCGTCCGTTTTCCCCTCCGCAGGTGCTATAGGGTGAAGGCACACAAAATCAGCCTTCAGAAAGGTAAGGTGGCTCACATGAAGCACATGCTTAAAATCAGTGTTTCGAAGGAGCCCCAGGACGGAGGGATTGTCGGCTGTCGCAACGTCACCTTGCGGGAAAGGCTGTTGCGCCTCCTGTTAGGTGAAAAGTGCAGATTGACGGTGATTATCCCCGGCAACAGCGTGAGAAAGCTTTGCATCGTTGCGGAGGGAGGTGAAAAGCTTGAGCAAGATTAAGCTGCTGCATGATGTAGTCAGTAATCTGCGCTCCCTTGCAGACAGTGTACAGGCCGTTGCCGATGCCATGGTGGCCAATGAACCTGCCGAAACCGCTCTGTCGGAACAGCCAGCCACGGAACAGATGGCAAAGCCCGCGACAAAGCCGGTAACGTTAGAGCAGGTGCGGGCAGCACTGGCCGAAAAGAGCCAGCTAGGGTTCACGGCAAACGTAAGGTCACTGTTAGAAAAGTACGGTGCGCCGAAACTTAGTCAGATTGATCCGGCAAACTACGCGGCGCTGCTGGCAGATGCAGAGGCCCTGAAATGAGTGCGGAGAAGCAGCATGCACTGCTCTCGGCTTCAGGTGCCCACCGCTGGATGAACTGTCCACCATCAGCCCGGCTGGAGCGGGAGTTTGAGGACAACAGCGGAGAAGCTGCCGCCGAAGGCACAGCCGCTCATGCACTGGCAGAACACAAGCTGCGCAAAGCCCTCAAAAGGCGCTCCAAGAAGCCCATCTCCAAGTACGATTCCGACGAAATGGACGTTCACACCGATGGCTATGTAGAGTTTATCCAGGAACTGATCGCCCAGGCAAAGCAGGAATGCGCTGACCCAGTAGTACTGATAGAGCAACGCCTGGACTTCTCAAGATACGTGCCGGACGGTTTTGGTACGGGCGACTGTGTAGTTATTTCCGATAGGACGCTTCACATCGTGGACTTCAAGTACGGGCAGGGCATTCTGGTCAGTGCAGAGGACAACCCGCAGATGATGCTATACGCCCTCGGCGCCCTCGAGATGTTCGACGCCATCCACGATATCACCACAGTCTCCATGACCATCTATCAGCCACGTCGTGAAAACGTCAGTACCTTTACCGTGGACAAGGAATCCCTCTATCAGTGGGCCGACGAGGTCCTCAAGCCCATTGCTAGCCAGGCCTTCGAAGGCTCTGGAGAGTGCGTGCCCGGCGAATGGTGCCGGTTCTGCCGTGCGGCGGTGAAATGCCGTGCGCGGGCGGAGGACAACCTTAACCTAGCCCGGTTTGAGTTTGCACTGCCACCGCTACTCTCGGACGGAGACATTGAAGAAATCCTCGCCAAACTGGATGACCTTATATCCTGGGCGAACGACATCAAGGCATATGCTCTGGAGGCGGCGGTCAGGCACGGCAAGGAGTGGCAAGGTTTCAAGCTGGTAGAGGGGCGCTCCAACCGCAAATATGCTAACGAGGAAGCAGTGGCCGAAGCCGCAAAAGGTGCAGGCTACCGTGATATTTACCGCCAGAGCCTGATTACACTCACGGAGATGGAGCGACTTATGGGCAAAGACAACTTTCAGGCCATACTCGGCGGCCTAATTGAAAAGCCGCCCGGTAAGCCAACTCTGGTCCCGCTATCGGACAAGCGTCAAGCCATCAGTACAGCAGCTATAAACGAATTTGAGGAGGAAATGTAACCATGTCAAACACAGCAAACCGTCCTAACCCCAATCCCGGCAAGAATCCCACCAAGGTGGTCACCGGCCTGGTCCGTCTTAGTTTCGCCAATGTGCACGAGCCTAAGAGCATCAACGGCGGAACTCCCAAGTACAGTGTCAGCCTAGTAATCCCTAAGAGCGACACCAAGACTATCGCGGCCATTAATGCCGCTGTAGACGCCGCCATGGAGGAAGGGCGCGGCAAGTTCGGGGGCAAGGTTCCGAGTAAGTCCGCCTTGAAGCTTCCCCTGCGTGACGGCGACATTGACCGCCCTGACGATGAGGCCTATGCGGGCTGCTACTTCGTAAACGCTAACAGCAACTCTGCTCCGCAGATCGTGGACAAGTCCCTGAATCCCATCATGAGTCGCTCGGAAGTCTACTCCGGCGTGTACGCAAGGGTGAGCGTTAACTTCTACGCATTTAACTCTAACGGCAACCGCGGGATTGCCTGCGGTCTGGGCAACATCCAGAAAGTGCGCGACGGTGAGCCGCTGGGTGGCAAGGCCAGCGCCGCAGATGATTTCACCTCGGACTACGATGGCGATGACTTCCTCGGCTAAGGGCAAGTGAGAATTGAGAAAAGGGCGGCAAGGCGTCTTGTCGCCCTTTCCCGATACGGAGGTGACTATGCAAACACTGTCCATAGACATTGAAACATACTCGAGCACTGACCTTTCTAAATGCGGCGTCTACAAATACTCCGAGTCTCCGGATTTTGACATCCTGTTGTTTGGCTATTCGGTGGACGGCGGCGAGGTAAAGGTCATTGATCTGGCCCGTGGTGATACGCTGCCGCAGGAGATCATCAAGGTCCTAATAGATGATGCGGTTGTGAAATGGTCTTTCAATGCACAGTTTGAGAGGACCTGCCTGTCAAGGTATCTAGGCAGATTGCTAAACCCCGCATCATGGCGGTGCACCATGGTGTGGGCCGCCTATCTTGGGCTGCCACTGTCGCTGGAAGGCGTGGGCGCAGTGCTCGGGCTAGAGAAGCAGAAACTAGCAGAGGGTAAGGAACTGGTCCGTTACTTCTCCATGCCCTGCAAGCCCAGCAAAGCGAACGCCGGCCGCACACGCAACCTTCCCCAAGATGATCCGGATAAGTGGCAGCAGTTTAAAGAGTACAACGCCCGTGATGTAGCGGTCGAAGTAGCCATTCAGGCTCGACTTAATAAATTCCCCGTGCCGGAGGACGAGTGGCGAAACTATATCCTCGATCAACATATAAACGACCGGGGCATCCGACTGGATAGTGATCTGGTCAGAGAAGCCATCTGCTGCGACGAGCGCTCACGGGCTGAACTGACTAGTGCCATGCGTGAACTCACCGATTTGGAGAACCCCAATTCAATTGCTCAGATGAAAGCGTGGCTGGCAGACAACGGCCTAGAAACCGACACCCTCGGCAAGGTGGCCGTTAAGGAGCTGCTGAGGACCGCGCCGGAGGGACTCAGCGAGGTATTGTCCCTCAGGCAAGATCTCGCCAAGAGTAGCGTAAAGAAGTACACGGCTATGGAGAACGTTGTCTGTAAAGACGGTAGGGCCAGAGGGCTTTTGCAGTTCTACGGAGCGAACAGAACAGGGCGGTGGGCCGGGAGGCTAATTCAGGTGCAAAACCTGCCCCAGAACCATCTGCCGGACTTAGAGCAGGCACGGCAACTCGTAAAAACTGGCGACTTTGATATGCTGACAGTCCTCTACGATTCGGTGCCGGCCGTCCTTTCCGAGTTAATCCGTACGGCCTTTATCCCAAGGACAGGCTACAAGTTTATTGTGGCCGACTTCAGCTCGATCGAGGCCATGGTCATATCCTGGCTGTCGGGAGAAAAGTGGAAAATGGACGTCTTCACCGGGGACGGGAAGATCTATGAGGCCACGGCCGCCCGCATGTTCAATGTGCCAATTGAATCCGTCACCAAGGGAAGCTTGCTCCGGCAAAAAGCGAAGCAAACCGAGCTCGCGTGTGGTTACGGAGGGTCAGTCGGTGCGCTGAAGGCCATGGGTGCCCTAGAGATGGGCATTGCTGAAGATGAGCTTCAGCCGCTGGTCAATGCCTGGCGTACCACCAACCCCAACATCGTGCGCTTCTGGTGGGCTGTGGACCGCGCCGCAAAAACGGCTGTCAAAGAGAGAACCAGCACAGAAACCCACGGCATCCGTTTTTCTTTCCAGAGCGGTTTCCTGTTCATAACGCTGCCCTCCGGCAGACGGCTGGCTTACGTCAAGCCGCGTATCGAGACTAACCGCTTTAGCGGCGAGGCGGTGACTTACGAGGGTGTGGGACAAGCCAAGAAGTGGGAGCGCATCGAAAGCTACGGCGCGAAGTTCGTGGAGAATATCGCTCAAGCGATCTCCCGCGACCTCCTCTGCCATGCCATGCGCAGATTAGATGCGGCCGGTCTTTGCATTGTGATGCATGTCCATGACGAAGTGGTCATTGAGACCCCGCTTAGTGTTTCTGTTGAAGCTGTCTGCCGCCTAATGAGTGAGCCCCCACTTTGGGCCAAGGGCCTTCCGCTACGTGCCGAAGGGTTTGTGTGCCCATTTTATAAAAAAGAATAGCGATGCTTGTGCAGGACCGTCCGATTTGGCACTTCCCCATGGCATATAGCGAAGGCCAAACTATACTGAGCCTTCGGAGAGGACAAGCCGGATGAATGAAATGCAAATTTTCTCCTACGAGGGTAAAGAGGTCAGAACTATGCAGCGGAACGGGGAGCCGTGGTGGGTGCTGAAAGATGTGTGCGACGTATTGGAACTCAGTAACGCGCGGATGATTGCCGACCGCCTAGACGAGGATGATGTAAGCCTAGCTTACGTCACCGACAATATGGGGAGGCAGCAGCAAACCAACATTGTAAACGAGAGCGGGCTTTACAACGTTATCCTGCGCTCGGACAAGCCCGAAGCAAAGAGTTTCAAACGCTGGGTCACCCACGAGGTGCTGCCACAAATACGCCGGCATGGGGCCTACGTCACAACCTCCAAGCTGGAGGAAATCATGAACGACCCTGACTCTTGGATCAGGCTGTTAACTACCCTCAAGCAGGAACGTCAGGAGAAGGAGCTGCTACAGCTGCAAGCCGCCGCGGACAAGCCGAAGGTGATCTTTGCCGATGCGGTGTCGGTTTCTCAAGGGGCCATTCTCATTGGGGAACTGGCGAAAATACTTAAAGGCAACGGCATCGACATTGGGCAGAACCGCTTATTTGAAAGACTACGCCAGGACGGCTTCCTCATTAAGCGAAAGGGAACCGACTACAATGCGCCGACGCAGAAAGCTATGGAGCTGGGGCTCTTTAAGGTCAAGGAAACCGCCATTACTCACTCCGACGGTCACGTCACCATCTCCAAGACCACAAAAGTAACGGGCAAGGGCCAGCAGTACTTCGTTAACTACTTTCTGGGCCACAAGGCGAGCGACCATGGAATGGCGTAACAGCAAAGGCTATCCCGACCCCACCGCAGCAGAAGCACTCGCCAGAGTAGTAGCTCTGGAAAAGGCTGCAGGGAGAAGGTATCGACCGCTGGTCTACATCTGCTCACCCTATGCCGGCAACATTGACTACAATACCAGCCGTGCCCGCGGTTACTGCCGTTTTGCGCTTAGTGTGGGGTGTATCCCACTCGCGCCGCACCTTCACTATCCGCAATTTATGGACGAGTCAGACTCTGAAAGCCGTGAGCTGGGGCTTTCTATAGCGCTCATTCTCCTTGGCAAATGCAAAGCGGTGTGGGTATTTGGCGACCGGATTTCGGAGGGAATGGCCCGCGAGATTGCCAAAGCCAAGCGACGAGGAATGCCCATTAGGTACTTTAACGAAAAGTGCGAGGAGGTGGTGCGAGATGAAGATTGCAGTCGGCAATAGCCGTATGGATAAGAGGTGGAAGAACAAAGACATCTCATGGGCAGATTTCAAGAATGCCGTGCGCACCACAAAGCGCACTACGGAGACTGTGTCCGAGTATCGCAAGATGAGCAAAGCGCAGCAGGACGAGATTAAGGATATTGGCGGCTTCGTGGGCGGAGCACTAAAAGAGGGGAAGCGGGGTAACGGCTACGTCCATTGCCGCTCTATGCTCACCTTGGATATGGACTATGCCACCCCCGACATCTGGGAGCAGTTAGAGGTCCTCTATGACTGGGCCTGCTGCGCCTACTCCACCCACAAAAGTACGCCCGAAGCTCCGCGCCTGCGGCTGGTTATCCCGCTTGAGCGCGAGGTCAGTGAGGACGAGTACCCCGCTCTGGGACGTATGGTGGCCAAAGAAATAGGGCTCGACCTGTTCGACGACACCACCTACGAGCCCTCGCGGCTGATGTACTGGCCGTCCACTTCCGCTGACGGTGAGTTTGTGTTCCGCGAAAAGGACGGTGACCTACTAGACCCTGACGTCTATCTTGCCAGATACGCAGATTGGCGGGATACGGCCACGTGGCCAACATCCAAACGGCAGTCCGAGGTGCTGGAGCGGAGGCTCAAACAACAACAGGACCCGTTGGCCAAAGGCGGTGTGGTGGGTGCTTTCTGCCGGGCTTACTCCATTGAGGCGGCTATCGAAGCCTTTCTCGCCGGCGTCTACGAGCCCTCCGCCATGGCCGGCCGCTACGACTATGTCCCGGCCGACAGCGCCGCCGGCTTGGTCATCTACGGCGACAAGTTTGCCTACAGCCACCATGCCACCGACCCGGTCTGCGGCAAGCTGCTCAACGCCTTTGACTTGGTGCGGCTACATAAGTATAACGACCTCGATGACAAGGCTTCGTTTAAGGCCATGTCGGATTTTGCTGTTAAAGATGAGCAGGTTAAGGCCCAGCTCGCTCTGGAGCGCCAGACACAGGCCACGGCAGACTTCGCGGATGAGGACAACTGGCAGAGCAGGCTTGAGCTAGATAAAACAGGAGCCGTGAAAGACACGCTCACCAACATCTCCATCATTCTGCGCTTTGATCCCAAACTGCAGACTATCGTGTTTAACCAATTCAAGAACATGATCGATGTCGTCGGCGAGCTTCCCTGGCCGCAAGTAAAACCCGGCTGGGGAGATACCGACATGGCCTGCGCGAAGCTGTACTTCGAGCGCACCTATGGTATCTGGTCGCCGACTAAGTTCAAAGACGCTTTGCTGGGGGTTGTCTCTGTGGAGCGTCTCTACCACCCCGTTAAGGAGTACCTCGGCCAACTCTCTTGGGATGGCACTGAGCGGCTGGATACCCTGCTCGTCGACTACCTTGGCGCAGAGGACAGCCCCTATGTGCGGGCGGTTACCCGCAAGACCTTCGTGGCCGCGGTGGCCCGCATATACCAGCCGGGACTTAAGTTTGACTCCATCCTAGTGCTAAATGGCGCGCAAGGCATCGGCAAATCCATGCTCTTTGCGCGTCTCGGCGGACAGTGGTATTCCGACTCGCTCTCCATTTCCGACATGAAGGACAAGACCGCCCCGGAGAAGCTGCAGGGCTACTGGATACTGGAGTTGGGCGAGCTTGCGGGCATCAAGAAGCTGGACGTGGAGACGGTCAAGTCCTTCATCACTCGCGTCGACGACAAATACCGGCAGTCCTACGGGGTTATCGTGGAGAGTCACCCGCGCTCCTGCATCATCGTAGGCACCACCAACAGCGACGGCGGCTTCCTGCGTGACATCACGGGAAACCGGCGTTTCTGGCCGGTGCGGGTTATGGGGCAGGGCAGGTACCAAGCATGGGAGCTCACAGACGTCGACCAAGTTTGGGCCGAGGCCATTGAGAGGTACAACGCGGGAGAAGAGCTCTTCCTAAAGGGCAGCCTTGCGGAGGAAGCCGTGACTCAGCAGCGCGAGGCCATGGAGGGGGACGATCGGGAGGGGTTGGTGGCCGAGTACCTCGACACACCTCTGCCGGAAGGTTGGGACAAGATGGACCTTTACCAGCGGCGCAACTTCCTCTCCGGCAGCGAGTTCGGTGGGGAAGCTCGCGTAGGAGTCAAGCGACGGCAGCAGGTCTGCGTCATGGAAGTATGGTGTGAGTGCTTCGGCAAGAATCGCGAAACCGTCAAGAAAGGCGACTCCTACGAGATCGAGGGCATTTTGAGCAAGATCGGCGGCTGGGCGAAATTCACCGGGAACAAAACGGGCAAGAAAAATCTGCCGCTCTACGGTCCGCAGCGGGTGTTTATTCGTTCCGATGAGGAGGCGTAGGCACATGCCCATTGTACCCATCGTGCCCATAAATCCAGTCATGGGCACAGCTGACAACCCTTTGCCTGCCAAGCCCCATGCCTTGTCTGTTCCCATTGTGCCGATAATTTACCCCTTAAAGGTTGTAGGTATAAGTATTAGAGGAGTAATGGGCACGTGTAGGCGTGTACACGCGCGTAGGAGTTTGAAGTGCTTGGGCACACTCATCGGCACAGGAGGATTTGATGCGCGAGAAACAGATTGAGCAGAAACTTGTCCGTGCAGTTAGAGCGATGGGGGGCCAGGCCGTGAAATTTGTCTCGCCCGGTTACGATGGCATGCCCGACCGCCTTGTCCTTATCCCCAGCGGGAAGATGGCCTTTGTGGAGGTTAAGACCAAGGGAGACCAACCCCGCCCACTACAGGTCAAAAGGCATGAGATGCTCAGGGCCTTGGGATTTATGGTGCATGTCCTTGACGATGAAAGGCAGATACCACAGATTATGAAAGAGATAGGCGGCCTTGAAAGCGGGGTGCACGATGGAGGGTTTGCTAGCAAGGACTGATCTTCACGGCTATCAGAGATATACCGTTGAGTTCATAAAAACGAATACGGTGAGCGCTATCTTGCTGTCCATGGGGCTTGGCAAGACGGTGATTACCTTGACGGCCCTCGTGGACCTGTTATTTGACAGCTTTGAGGTGCGCAAAGTTCTCGTTATTTGTCCTCTCCGCGTCGGGATTGTATGGGTTGATGAGATTCAAAAATGGAGTCATCTGCATTTTCTGCAATGTTCAGTGGCCATCGGGAGCGAAACAGAGCGGCAAGCGGCGCTTAAAGCCAAAGCTGACATTTACATCATCAACCGCGAAAATGTCCAATGGCTCATCGAGAACAGCGGGCTTCCCTTTGACTACGACATGGTGGTGGTGGACGAGCTCTCGTCTTTCAAGAACCACCAGTCAAAGCGGTTCAGGTCCCTGATGAAGGTTCGCCCTAAGGTGAGCCGCATCGTTGGCTTGACGGGTACGCCGACGGGCAACGGGCTGATGGACTTGTGGGCTGAATTCCGGCTCCTTGACATGGGCCAGCGGCTGGGGCGGTTCATCGGGAAGTTTCGCGCTGACTACTTCGTCCCAGACAAGCGCAACGGTCAGGTCATCTTCAGTTACAAGCCTCTGCCGAATACCGAAGAGGAAATCTACCGCAGAATTGCCGACATCACTATTTCCATGAAGTCCACCGATCACATACAAATGCCGGAACTGGTGACTACCGAGCACCCTGTGCGGCTGTCGGACAAAGAGCGGGAGCGGTATGACGAGCTGCGGCAGGACTTGGTGCTCAAGCTATCGGGCGGCGATGTTACCGCGGCCAACGCCGCCGCACTGTCGGGGAAACTGTGTCAGATGGCTAACGGCGCGGTCTACGGCGACGACGGCGAAACCCACCACATACACGACCGCAAGCTGGACGCGCTGGAGGACTTGATTGAAGCCGCGAACGGCAAGCCTGTCCTTATTGCCTACTGGTACAGGCACGACCTCGGGCGGATTCAGGAGCGCTTCTCCGCAATAAAACTCGATTCGCCTGATTCCATCAAGGCGTGGAATAACGGAGATATCCCGGTCGCCGTCATGCACCCAGCGTCAGCCGGGCACGGGCTGAACCTGCAAAGCGGAGGGGCAACCTTAGTATGGTTCGGACTGACGTGGAGCCTAGAGCTCTACCAGCAAACCAACGCCCGGCTCTGGCGGCAAGGGCAAAAGGACACCGTAGTGATCCACCACATCATAACCAAGGGGACAGTTGACGAGCAGATCATGAAGGCGCTCAGGCGCAAGGATGCAACACAGAATGCCCTTATTGAAGCGGTGAAGGTGAGTCTAGGAAGGGAGAAGGGCAGATGATCGCACTAAAATACATCAACAAGAACGCTGCTACTATTGCCGCTCTCCGCGATTACCACAATATGCGGTTCATTATTAACAACACCAGCGAGGAAATTAAGGATCTGTACGAAAAAATGAGCGCGCCCAGAGTCCCTAAGCTGTCCGGAATGCCGTCCGCCAGAAACCCTCAAGCCGGAGCAGATAAAATGACGAGCCAAATTGACAAGCTCGACCTCCTGCGGGAGCGGTATAACCAGGCGATGGAGTACATGGCTTGGTTTGGCCCGGCGTGGTCTAGTTTGACGGACGATGAGCAGCACATACTTTCTGAGTTCTACATGGCCGACAACCAGAAATCCGGTGCGACCTATCGCCTGATGAGCCAACTCCAGTACAGCGAAAGCCACGTCGAGCGCCTGCGCTCGTATGCCTTGAGCCATCTGCGCAGTAAGCTGTTTGGCTAAACATGAGGGAATTATGAGGGGGATAGTGGGGTGTGTGCATGTGTCCCTCCGGTATATCGCGGTGTGAGGCGTTTGCTGCTGCTAAGGTAATGTCATAGTGGTCATTGCGAATATTTGCACATTATATTGCGAGATGGTAGTATATATGCAATTGATCATCTGGAAGGTGTTTCTGGGGACCTAATTGATTCTCTATGGCATAAACAACAGGCACCACATCAATATTTAACGAAAATAACACCGCCACCAACAACACTAAAACTAAAATGCGCTTTAACATATATCTACTCCTTCCGAATAAATGTAAAGTGCGGGATTTCCCCGCACTTTATCTACCTCAACCAAGTGAATAACTGCCTTATGTCATACTGTACAAGAGCACCCCTGTTGTTAGGTGGGACTATCCAGGTCAAACCATCCTGCGATATATTCACCCCGTACATAGGTCTCCAAGATACCAGTATATGACCCGTACCCGTTCTCGCTCCGTTAATAGTCTGCCTCACACCCACACGAACTACGATGTTATCTATCCTATCCGTGTTACTCAAACCAGAAATCACCCTGTTGAAACTTTGCTTATCTGGTACTTCAAGACTGTCATGTATCAAAGGAGAATTACCAACTATCCACTCATGCCTAAAACTACCCCTAACACCTTGCACAACTGCCGACCACAAATCCACCTCAAAATTTGTACTAGCTAACTCTGGAGGTGCTTCATATACCCAGTTGAATACTAAATTCCCACCCTCAAATCTAAACGTAGCGTTCGTCAAAGCACGTTTAGCAAACTCAATAGCCTTGTTCATCTCCATTGTCCCATTAGGCAATACATGCACCGCAGGGTCAAAAGCTATTCTACCAGGAACTTGCGCCTGTTGCCTTGTAATAATTACTGAATTAGTTGCCTGGTCCCAACTAACTGTCGCGCCAAGACTCTCAAAGATGCCACGGATAGGAACCATTGTGCGACCGCCAATAATCTGCGCTGGAACATCAAGCCTTCTCGATACCCCATTCACCGTAATCTCTTGCCTACCAATGACAAGTACGATGCGCGTACTTCCAAATACCATTGTTACCGAACTAGTGGCATCATCCCATGTTACTGTCGCCCCTAAATCTTGACTTACAAAACGTAAAGGGACGAGGGTGCGACCAGCGCTAATTACCGGCACCTGATCGGGGAAGAGCACCTCTACCGCATCTACAAGCACCCGGACTGCCGGCGCAGCCATGGTCGTCGGCACAGCAGTAGGTAAAACGACGAGAGACAAGGAGACGAGTAAGGCCACTAGGGAGCGTAAGCTAGGCTTCGCCCTCCGCAGACTTTCTATTCTTGCTACCACAAAAACCCTCCCGTGTTGTCTAAATTGCCCTGTACTAAGTTCTCTGCCCAAGCAGTAATTCCTGCCAAGGCGGGGGGAAGTATTGGCAAACAAGGGTAGCAGGAGCAGCGCCGAGATGTACGGCATGTGACGCTTAGGGTTAGCAGGCATCGAGACTTCAGCCATGGGCGATTGACCGCTTAGCTAACTTTCAACGATTGCCTCAATCCCTCAACGATTCCCCCGCGTAGCGTTGCTTAAAAAGTAGGAATAACGCCCTGTCGAGGCTAAAATAGCTTCGCAATAGCCGCGATGAAACCAGAAAAGACACTCCTGTAAAACGCAAGAGTGTCTCTGCTGCTACGTTTTCCGCAGAACGCAAAACCACCCACCGATACAATCCTTCGTATCCATAGGTGGTAGATTATATAGCAATGCAAAGAATTATAAAGAAAAGAAGTGGAGGTAAGCTGGTGAGATACACTACACAAGATGAAGTTAAAAAAGCGCTAAGTGTTCAGCAGTGGGACAAGATCACTCCGGAGCAGTTTCAAGAGCTCATACGCCTGAAGTCACAGGTGGACCAGGAGCAGATGCGCAAAATAGTGGAGCAGATTCCGAACTTCATTGAGCTGTCTCGACAGACGCTTAGCGCGGTGGAGAATGTGGCGAATAGGGCTTTAGACGCAAACAAAGAAAGTCAAAGCGACTTTAATGCTAGGTGTAAAGATGTTATTCGCATTTTAGAGGGCCAGCTAAACGGGCGGAGTTTTAGTGACGAGCACAAGCTGCGTATCATGGAGATGCTATATCAGATTCTCAGTATGCAATCAAGGAAAGATTCAGAAAACAAGAGTTTCTTGGCTGCAATGTTTGTGGGAGCAGGAACGCTTTTTCTCGCTATTGCTGCCGGAGTGTGGGGATTGGCCAAGAAGAAAGCTGGCGCTTAGGCCCAGCTCAGGGGCTAGAATGCGCTCTCGATGATGAGGGCTGACATCCTCTTTTCATAAACATGAGGGAATTCTGAGGGAATTGTTGCATTGCGGCGTGGTATAGTAGTAGTATCCAGAACTAGAGCAAGAGCCTTCACGGGGTTTACCCCGCGGGGGCTTTTACATTTGCGAAATGAGGTGATCTCATGCCCTACAGACCAAAGCGTCCCTGCTCACATCCTAGCTGTCCGAAGCTCGTAGACGGCAGGTTCTGTGAGGAGCATGCCAAGATGGAGGCCAGGCGATACGAGCGTTACGAGCGCGACCCTGCCGTGAGGAAGCGTTACGGCAGGACGTGGAAGCGCATCCGCGACCGCTACATGGCGACCCACCCTCTGTGTGAGGAGTGCCAGCAGCGCGGCAAGATTGTATCTGCCGAAGAAGTGCACCACATCACGCCATTGTCGAAGGGAGGCACAAACGACTGTGCCAACCTCATGGCTTTGTGCACCCCTTGCCACTCGGCGATTACCACGCGTGAAGGTGGTCGCTGGGGAGGGTAGGGGGGTCAAAATCTCGGTGACTCTCGGCCCGAGCAACGGGCGGGGGCTCGCGTGCGAAAAAATACCGGTTCAAACAAGGGATTAAATGGTGGAAGCCCCTAAACAGACAAGGAGGTGAAGCCCCGTGGCAAAAGACGGAACGAACCGAGGCGGCCGCCGCGTCCGAGCGGGGGGCAAGCCGCAGCCCCTTGCGGAAAAAATCACGGCGGGCAAGGCCGCGCGGATTTTGGAGGCCGCGGAACTGCCGCCTGTGGCTGTACTAGACGTTGGCGAGCTTGGCGATGCAGCAGATGTGTTGGGTGAGGACATGCCCGCGCCCAGCGACTACCTTAGCGCTCGGCAAAGAGACGGCAAGCCGCTCGGCGCGGACCTGCTGTTCATTGAAACATGGAAGTGGCTCAAGGCCCGCGGGTGCGAGAAGTTCGTCAACCCACGACTGATTGAAGCCTACGCGCAAGCCTTCACGCGCTACATCCAGTGCGAGGAAGCCATCAGCACCTACGGGCTTTTGGGCAAGCACCCGACCACGGGCGGCGCGATTGCCAGCCCTTTCGTACTCATGAGCCAGTCCTTCCAGAAGCAGGCCAATCTGCTCTGGTATGAGATCTTCGATATCGTGAAGCAAAACTGCACCACGGCATTTGTGGGGAACCCGCAAGATGACATTATGGAGACCTTGCTGTCGCGCAGGAGGGGGAGGTAGGAGCAAGTGAATGTAACTGAGCGCTTAGAGAAAGTGCCTATCGACAAGCTGGTGCCGTACGCTAGAAACGCCCGAACGCACAGCAAGGAGCAGATCCTGCAGCTGCGCTCCTCGCTACGAGAGTTCGGTTTCGTCAATCCCATCATAGTGGACAGGCACTACAACATCATCGCGGGCCACGGGCGTATCCTCGCCGCCAAAGAAGAAGGCATGACAGAGGTGCCCTGCGTGTTTGCGGAGCATCTGAGCGAAGCTCAAAAGCGGGCCTATATAATCGCGGACAATCGTCTGGCCTTAAGTGCCGGATGGGACACCGAAATGCTGGCCGTGGAGCTTGCCGACTTACAGTCAGCGGCCTTTGATGTCTCCCTGCTGGGGTTTGACGACGCCGAGCTGAATAGCTTAATGGGGAGCGTCGAGGGCGTTAAAGACGACGAGTTTGACCTCACCGCTGCCCTTGAAGAGGCGGCTTTTGTTTTGCCCGGCGACGTGTGGACACTCGGGCGGCACAGGCTTATTTGTGGGGATGCAACCAGTGCAGAAGATGTACAACTCCTTATGGACGGGCGAAAAGCAAACCTCGTCCTAACCGATCCTCCATACGGAGTATCGTTTAAAAGCTCCGCCGGGCTAAAGATACAGAACGACAACCTGAAAGCCGAGGATTTCTACAGCTTCCTGCTGTCCTCGTTTCGTAATATGGCAAGCTTCCTGGAACCGGGCGGCTCAGCTTACGTCTTTCACGCTGACACCGAGGGCCTAAACTTTCGCAAGGCGTTTGTTGACGCCGGATTTCATCTTTCCGGCGTGTGCATCTGGGCAAAAGATAGTTTTGTGCTGGGGCGCTCCCCTTACCAGTGGCAACACGAGCCCATCCTCTTTGGCTGGCTGAAAAGCGGAAAGCACAAGTGGTATGCAGGGCGTGCGGAAAAGACAGTATGGAACTTCGCCAAGCCGAAGAAAAACGAAAATCACCCAACTTCAAAGCCCCTTGACCTGCTGGCCTACCCAATCAATAATTCCAGTCAATCTAACGGCGTTGTGCTTGATCTGTTCGGAGGCTCAGGTTCAACCCTCATCACGTGTGAGCAGACCGATCGGATTTGTTACATGATGGAGCTTGATGAAAAATACGCTTCGGTTATTCTTCGTCGCTATGTTGAGTTTAAAGGCGGCTCGGATGGGGTTTCGGTGTTTCGGGCTGGCATGACCATCCCGTATGAGGACGTGGCAAGAGAGGTAAAGCGTAGAGGGGACGCCCAATGAGAGCAAAACCCAATGCAACCAACCGCACCAGAAGCGCCGCCAAGAATAAAAGAAAACGTCAGAGAAAAGTGCAGTCGCTTTCTCAATGAAGCGCCTGTTTTTGTTTCGCCTAAATAG